CATAACGCTAAATTAGACGAAGAAGCCGTGCGCCATATTCGTACCAGCAGCCGAAGTGTTCGTGAGCTTGGTCGCATGTACGACGTAGCTGCTGCGCATATTTCGGCAGTGCGTCGAAATCGCGTTTGGAAGCATGTAGCGTAAAAAGAAAGCCCCTGCGGTTAGGCAGGGGCTAAAACTCAATAGGAGAACGAACCGTGTTAGATTTTCTCACAAAATTAGCGCCAGAGGGCGAAACTTTTTTAATTGTGCGTCAAAAACCACAACTTAAAGAGGGCGAATACCAGTACCACGCCGATGGCGCAGTCAAATGCACGTGGCCTGCCATGCTGCCTGACGCCAAGGTCAAGCCCGACTGGGCGATCTACGGCAACACCGCCAGTTTTATTATTGACCGCTTCAGAGATGGCCACGTTAGCGCCAGCGCTGCTAATTGTGAGTACGTCCTAGTGATGGTGCTGGACGACGTGGGCACCAAGGCCAAGACCCCACCGCTTGAACCCACTTGGAAGATGGAGACGTCCGAAGGTTCGTTCCAATGGGGCTACGTTTTCAGTGAGCAGCCGACCAAGGCCGACTTCAGCGCCGCCATTGTGGCCATCGCAGCAGCAGGGTACACAGACACGGGCGCGATCAACGCGGTACGCAACTTCCGACTGCCTGGCAGCGTGAACATCAAACCTGGCCGTGAGGCGTTTAAGTCGGTTTTGCGTGAGTTTCATCCCGACCGTGACTTCACATTAGACGCGATTTGCGCCGCATTGAACGTGACGCCTGCCGCGTCGGTGGACGCCTACAAGCCGATCCGCATCAGCGACGACGGAACCGATGATGTGATGGTGTGGCTGTCTGAGCAAGGTTTGCTCCTGTCACGTCCGAACCAAGAAGGCTGGGCTGGCGTCGTTTGCCCGAATAGTGCAGAGCATACTGATGGCAACCCTGAAGGCCGGTACATGCCTGCAAACCGTGCGTATACCTGTTTGCACAGCCATTGCATTGACTTTGGGTCGTCCGTGTTCCTTCAGTGGATTGCAGACAATGACGGCCCGAAACATACGCCTGGTTTGCGTGAGGAACTGCTCGCCACCGTAATGGGTTCCGCATTGGTCAAATTGACGCCTACCGAGGCGTTCCCCGATGCCGCCGCTGCCGTCATTGCAGAAGTCGAGCGCAAGGAATTGCAACGAGTTGAGAAGGAAGGCTGGTATGAGCGTTTTGCGTACCTGCAAGACGATGACGGCTTTTTCGATCTGGTCGAACGTCAAGAAGTGTCGCGCGCGTCGTTTAACGCCATCTTTAGGCACATTGCCTGCAACAGTATCCACGGCAAGCGTCCTAAAATTGAAGCAGGCACCTGCTTTGATGAGAACCGCCAAGCCAAGGGCGCACGCATTTTAAAGGGTGTTACCTACGCCGCTGGTGAGTCAATCCTTTGCTCGCGTGATGGTATCGTTTACGGTAACCGCTGGCGCGATGCGCGTCCGGTGGCCGCACCTAGCAACGTCAAACCGTGGCTAGATCACGTCGAGCGCATGGTGCCCGACGATAAAGAGCGCGCGCATGTGCTTGACGTGATGGCGTTCAAATTACAAAAGCCGCACATCAAGATCAATCACGCCGTTTTACATGGGGGAAACCCTGGGTCGGGTAAAGATACCATGTGGGCACCGTTCTTCTGGTCTATCGGTGGCAAGGCACTGCGAAACGTCTCATTGGTACGTAATGAAGAGATCACGTCTCAGTGGGGTTACGCCCTCGAGGCCGAAGTGCTGGTCGTCAACGAACTGCGCCAGTCTGAGGCTAAAGACCGGCGCGCGTTAGAAAACACAATGAAACCCTTGATAGCCGCGCCGCCTGAATTTTTAATGGTGCAGCGTAAGGGGCTTGCGCCTTACGATCTGGTCAACCGTTTGCAGATCATCGCATTTTCTAATGAGCGTGTAGCGATCAATTTGCCTTCAGACGATCGCAGGTGGTTCGTGATCTGGTCGGACGCCCCGCGCATGAATGACGCCGACGGCGCGAAAATATGGGCGTGGCTTGAGTCGGGCGGTAAGAGCGCTGTTGCCGCGTGGTTGCACGCGCGTGACGTTGCCGCCTTCGCACCTGGCGCAACGCCTATGCTGACAGAAGCGAAGGCCATCATGGTCGAGGCCGGTATGAGTGGCGCGGAATCCTTTTTAGTCGATCTGATGCGGCACCGTCTGGGCGAGTTTTCTAAGGGCGTTGTGGGCGCGCCGTGGCACGCGTTGTGCGACCGTTTGCAGGGGTCAGTACAGGGTTCGGTGCGAATTGTGCAGCCTGCCCTTCTACACGCCTTAAAAGAAGCCGGATGGGTGGACATGGGGCGGCTGAAGTCTCGCCGCTTTGACAACAAGAAGCACATTTTCGCCGCGCCTGACATGGCGACAATGCCAAAGTCCGACCTTCGGGATATGGTGGAGACCGCGCCGCCCTTGTCTGTGCGTCTAGTGAAATGATTTAAGGGGCCGCAAGGCCCCTTAATCGTTATAGGTCTAAGACTGCCACCAGTAAGGCGGCGACCAGTAGGGCAAGTGCAACAGTCATTCTATTTGCTCTCTCATGCCGTCAATTGCGGCGTTGATTTCATCGCCCAAGTCGTTGCCCCCATATAGTTCAAAGGCATTTATCAGCGTTCGCGCAGCGTGTTCAAGGTCGGCAATCTTGGCGAACAGTTCAGCCGTATTTGTAAAGCCTTCAGCATATGCGAGGCGTTCGCGTTCTTCATAAGTTTTCATGCTTTGCTCCATTGGTTAGCCATAGCATCGGCGATGCCTTGATAAGTTTCGCTCCTAATTTTCCATCTGTCCGCGCTTGGCGGCAGTTTGTTTTGACCGCTATCAGTCTGATTGCTCCACCTTTTACGGCCATCGACCAAACGCGGGGGCATGTGCTTGGTCGGCGTCAGTAAGGGCAAACCCTTAAGCCAAAGACAGGTCGCTTTGCTCGCGTCATGCCCGAACTGATGCGGGTGGATCGTCTGGTCGGGTTTGCGTATGCGTGTACTGATGCACCCGATAGGATTCTCCAAGGCAATTCGTTCAATGGGCGCGTCCAGTAGCTGACGCACAAAGTCAAGCGACGCTTCTGTCTGCTGCGCCCTCTCCGGTCTGCGCTTGTTCCAATGTAGGCCACTGGCGCAAAGGAACGTACAGGGTGGGTGGGCAATAATCAAGTCCCACCCATGATCTAGGATGGTCAAGACATCGCATTGGTAATGGTCGCCCAAGGGCGATTCACTAGAAAGCAGGTCGCATGACGCGGCGTAATGTCCGGCGCGGATGAACGCATCGCGTACCGCGCCGCTGTACTCACAAGCGACTAGGACGCGCATAATCGCCCCAGTTGGTGCAACTGAAAGAAGAAACCCTCGGCGTCTGCTTCGGTGTGAATGGGTGCGGCGTAGATGTCAAACATATCAAAACGCCGAGTAAATAAAACCGTCACTCACTTCGCCGCAATATGCGCCCTGATCCATCAGGTACTCACGCACAGCGTCGAAACCATCGGTGTCGTTCTCATACTCGATGCGGTAATTGTCGGCAATGTTTTGCCATGTGTCTTCGTAATAGTCGCAACACAGCGCAACGACGTCCAACTCCAACTCTTGGCCCGTGTCTGCTTCCAATTGTTCAAGGTAGTCAAATAGGACGGCGCGGCCTTCATAACTAAATTGATCTGTGCGCCCTGCATCAACAAAGGCGCGTTCAAAGTCGTATTTTGAAACAGTGGTTTTCATGGTGAGCTTTCAGAATGTGAGAATGTCGAAATAGGCAAGGGCAAGGACAGTCAAGGCGGCGGCGATGGCCAACACGGCCAGCATGTCCATAGCGGCAGCGCGGCGCTTCTCAAGCGCCTCCTGAGTTGGTTTGTATGTGTAGCGGTGCATGATTAATAAATTTTAATAGCGTTGCATCGGATGGTTTTCGCAAGCTGTCCGATAAATTGACAGTCCAGACCATCAATATAAGTCTCAGGCTTTAGCTTCCAACCCAAATCAATCAAGTGCGCGTCAATTTCTTGGTTCCAGTCAATGTATCTAGGGTCTTGGCTAGCGCTATTGACGTATGCATGCACTTTGCGCGATATCGCGGCTGCTGTTTTTACCGGTAGCATGTAATTCTCCTTCAGTTAAATCAATGACAGACGCGCCGCGTCGATGTTCGCGGCGATTAACGCGGCGGCGAGTGCTTGCACTGTCACGCCGTGAAACCGCGCGGCATCGGTGCACGCATCAATCGGGCGCAGTTGCTGCTGCGCGCGAATGTAGCTGTATGTTTGGATGGCGTTGTGGGTCATGTGGATACTCCATTAAGTTGTTGAGGTGTTCAGTGTAACATATTCTTTTACATGGTTGTCAACTATTTTTCAATACCCGACAAAACTATGTGGTTATTCACCAGGCGATCGCATTTTTCCAGGCTTTTGACGCCAGAGTGGGTTTGTGGATGTTGTGGACGCGCGGTGGATAGCAAAAAAATGGGGGCTTGACCCACGCTGTAAACCGCGCCGAACATAGGGGCGCGATACTTTGTGGATATTGTGGATAGTAGAGATCATTAAAAGAAAAACCCACCTGCTTAAAAAATAGGCAATATGGGGTAGAGCGATTTGAAACGCACGTCCAAAGTGTCCACAGTGTCCACACTTTGCACCCACGCATTTTGCCGCGCGCGGGTCATGTGGACTATGTGGACTGTGTGGACAATGACCTAATGACCTACCTGCCTGCTTGCCTGACTGTCCACAATGTCCACACTGAATTTGGCTACTTGCTGTGGACAGTCCGCATGACCCACGGCATTTAGAATTTGGCATGAGGGGGAGGGGGTAGGGCCGACGGCAATGGGCCTGCTGTAACGGAGCGTCTGCAAACAATTTTTTATTTTTTAAAAACCAACCGTCAAGTAATCCTTGACAGTTGGCGGCTATTTAATATATGATTTGTGCACGCATTTACGCGGCCATACAACTATGAGTTTTTATTCACTGCCACTTGTCATCAATGAGATACGCGCCACTGAGGCGGTGCTTAACCGCATCTATGACGCAGCCAAGCTCGGATTAAAAGGCGACAACCTGGCGTTAGCGTCGGGCATGACGCCAACGGCTTACAGGCAACTGTGCGAGATGGATCAAGTGGCGTTGTTAGCCGAACAGAAAGGCCGCGCCGATGGCGAACGATTGGCGTCTACGCAGTTGCACAAAGCGGCAGAACACGGCGACGCTAAAGCCGCACTGGCTATTCTGCAAAACGTTCACGGCTGGGTAGCCAAGCAATCTATTACGGTCGACGTAGACCAGCGCATCTCCATTATTGGAGCGTTGGCTGAAGCGGAACGCCGCGCAGCAGCGGACGTGGTGGATGTGGAGGTAATAGAAAATGCAAAACACCAAGTACAGCGCTGAAGACGAACAAGAATTAATGGCGCGGTTGTGGGCACCGCAGTACAAGGACAACCCACTGGCATTTGTAAAATTTATATTTCCGTGGGGCGTCAAAGGGACGCCGCTGGAGTATTTTGAAGGACCGCGCAAATGGCAACGTGAGGTGCTGCAAGAGATCGCCGAACAGATCAAAGCAAACAAAGGTCAGGTGGACTTCAACACGTTACGCCAAGCGGTGTCATCTGGCCGTGGTATTGGCAAGTCGGCGCTGGTCAGTTGGATCGTGATCTGGATGTTGTCCACGCGGATTGGCTCGACGACCATCGTGTCGGCTAATAGTGAATCGCAACTGCGATCTATTACTTGGGCCGAGATTACCAAGTGGCTGGCAATGAGCTTAAACAGTCATTGGTTTGAGGGCAGCGCGACCAGGCTGATGCCCGCAAAGTGGCTGACTGAATTGGTTGAGCGCGATCTGAAGAAAGGCACACGTTACTGGGGCGTTGAAGGGCGGCTGTGGTCGGCTGAGAATCCAGACGCTTACGCGGGTGTGCACAACTTCGACGGGGTGTTGGTAATCTTTGATGAAGCAAGCGGTATTGATGATTCGATCTGGGCGGTGACATCAGGATTCTTTACGGAGAACACGCCCAACAGATTCTGGTTGGCGTTTAGCAACCCGCGCCGCAACACGGGGTATTTTTACGAAACGTTCCACAGCAAACGGGAGTTCTGGAAAACCAAAATGGTAGACGCGCGCACGGTTGAGGGCACGGACAAACAAGTTTATCAACAGATCATCGATGAATACGGGCCGGACTCCGCGCAGGCGCACGTTGAAGTGTATGGGAAATTTCCAAACGCGGGCGATGATCAGTTTATTTCCAGTCTGGTGGTGGATGATGCAATGAAACGTGAAAAGTACAAAGACCCGTCAGCGCCGATAGTGATTGGGGTAGACCCGGCGCGGTTTGGTGCGGATGCAACAGTGTTGGCGGTGCGCCAAGGGCGGGATATTGTTAAGATCATCCGGCACAGAGGCGACGACACGATGACAGTGGTTGGGCATGTGATTGAAGCTATTGAGGAGTGGAAACCGGCGATGGTGTTTATCGACGAGGGTGGGCTGGGCGCGGGGATTGTGGACCGGCTGAAGGAACAAAGATTTAAAATTAAAGGTGTCAACTTTGGCTGGAAATCGCGCAACCCTGCAATGTATGGCAATATGAGGGCGCAGATTTGGGGCGATATGCGGGATTGGTTGAAAAGCGCCAGCATTCCAAACGACAGGTTCTTGAAAACTGATTTGATTTCACCTATGATGAAGCCGGACTCCAAAGGCTCGATATTTTTAGAGTCTAAAAAAGACATGAAGGCGCGTGGGCTGGCGTCGCCCGACGCTGCCGACGCAATAGCATTGACGTTTTCGTACCCCGTGGCCAGCCGTGGGGAGTACAATTTAAAGCAAGAACGCCGCGTGTCTTTTGATCGCGGCATGATTGCAACCAGTTGGATGGGAAGTTAAATGAAAAAAACTGTTTCATTATCTGTTGGGCGCGGCGAGAAGTTGCCGGTGTCCAAAGGTGCGGGTTTGACTGAAAAAGGGCGCGAGAAATACAATGCGGCCACGGGATCAAATTTAAAAGCGCCAGCGCCTAACCCTAAGACCAAAGCGGATCAAGGCCGCAAGGATTCATTTTGTGCAAGAATGGGCGCGGTAGCCGCCAACGCCAAAGACGGCGAACGCGCTAAAGCTGCCCTTAAACGATGGAAGTGTTAAATTATGGCTACTAAACCTGGCTTGTACAGTAATATTCATGCAAAGCAAGAGCGCATCAAAGCTGGCTCTGGCGAGAAAATGAATAAAGTGGGCAGTAAGGCAGCGCCTACTGCCAAGGACTTTAAAGATTCTGCTAAAACGGCAAAAAAGAAATAACATGCCACTCGTTAAATCCAAATCACCCGAAGCATTTCGCAAGAACGTAGCTGCGGAAGTCAAAGCTGGCAAGCCGGTCAAACAGGCCGTGGCCATAGCGTATGCCGTTAAACGCGCAACGCCGCCGAAGAAAAAATGAACTTGCTGTTACTGCCCCAAGACAAAGCCAATCATGTGGTTTATGGCGCATTAGTTGCCGCCGTAGTGTCGTTGTTTAGTATTTCATTAGCTTTGCTTGCGGTTGTGCTGGTCGGCGTTGGCAAAGAGGCGTACGATTGGTGGCGTAATATGCACGGTGAACAACACGGGGTAGAAGTTATGGACGCTGTTGCAACTGTTTGCGGTGGGCTAATAGTCCTTGTGCCTCAAGTCATAAACAAACTAATATGACCCCAAAAGCCTTGCAAAATTGCATAATCATGGATCGTGATGTTGAGACTCACGCTTTGTTTGTGCTGCCGTTTGGGGAGAAACTTCCAACGGGTGTGGTATTATCCGCAGGCCCAGATTGCAAAGACATCAAAGTCGGCGATCGCGTGTATTTTGACGTAGGGCAAGAATTTACGCATGGCGGCAAAGAGTATGTGCTTATGCGCGAACCTCACGTTTTAGGGGTCTTTAATGGCTGATCCAACGGGAATGGTCGCTGCGGCTAATGTAGCTGCTGGCGGCAAACCACTAAAGTCTGACTCAGACATCCTAACCGTTGCTCGGGCGCGACTGGATATGGCAATGTCTGCGCTTTCAGATTCCCGTCAAGACGAAAATGATGACCTGAAATTTTACGCAGGCTCACCCGACAACCATTGGCAGTGGCCAGCCGATGTATTGGCCACACGTGGCGCGGTGCAGGGGCAGACCATTAACGCGCGCCCCTGTTTGACCATTAACAAACTGCCGCAACATGTGCGGCAAGTAACCAACGATCAACGACAAAATCGCCCCGGCGCTAAAGTCATTCCTGTGGATGACAACGCGGATGTGGAAGTGGCCGACATTTTTAACGGCATGATTCGGCACATTGAGTACATCAGTGACGCGGATGTGGCCTATGACACGGCATGTGAAAACCAAGTGGCGTATGGTGAAGGCTATATTCGACTATTGACCGAGTATTGCGAAGACAACACCTTTGACCAAGACATTAAAATTGGTCGGATTCGCAACAGTTTTAGCGTCTACATGGACCCTACGATCCAAGACCCGACTGGCGCGGATGCTAAATATTGTTTTGTAACGCAAGACCTGACCAAAGAAGAGTTTGAGCGCATGTACCCTGATGCTGCGCCTGTTACTACACTTCAATCGTTGGGTGTGGGTGATCAGTCACTCAGCAACTGGTTAAATGAAGACACAATCCGCATTGCCGACTACTATTACGTAGACTACGATCGTTCGACGCTGAATTTGTACCCTGGCAATGCTACGGCGTTTGAGGGCACACCCGAAGACAAGCAATTAAAAGCGTTTTACGGCAAGCCGGTTAAATCACGCAAGTCTGATTGCCAAAAAGTGCGGTATTGCAAGATCAATGGGTATGAAATCCTTGAGCAACGTGAGTGGGCAGGCAGATATATCCCCGTCATTCGCATTGTTGGCAATGAATTTGAGGTTGATGGCCGTCTGTATGTGTCTGGTTTGGTCCGAAATGCCAAAGATGCTCAGCGCATGTATAACTATTGGGTGTCCCAAGAGGCAGAAATGCTGGCCTTGGCTCCAAAAGCGCCATTTATTGGTTATGGCGGCCAGTTTGAAGGCCATGAAGACAAATGGAAAACCGCTAACACCAACAATTGGCCCTATTTGGAGGTCAATCCTGACGTTACAGACGGTCAAGGCAGTGTTATGCCACTACCCCAGCGCGCACAGCCTCCAATGGCCTCCAGCGGCCTATTGCAGGCCAAAGCGGGTGCTTCTGAAGATATTAAGTCCACCACTGGTCAATACAACGCTTCGCTTGGCATGGGAAGCAACGAAAGAAGCGGCAAAGCCATTCTTGCGCGGCAGCGCGAAGGCGATGTAGGTACTTACCACTACGGGGATAACCTAGCCCGTGGCGTGCGCCATGTGGCTCGTCAATTGGTTGACCTGATCCCAAAGATTTACGACACCCAGCGCATTGCCCGAATCATTGGTGAAGATGGCGACACCAAAATGGTTAAGATTAACCCTGATCAGCCCCAGCCGGTCAATAAAATCGTGGACCAAAACGGCGTTGTAATTGAAAAAATCTACAATCCAGGCGTTGGCAAGTACGATGTCGTTGCAACCACCGGCCCAGGCTACGCGACCAAACGTCAAGAGGCTCTTGAGGCAATGGCACAACTGTTGCAAGGCAATCCTCAACTGTGGACTGTGGCCGGTGACCTATTTGTTAAAAACATGGACTGGCCGGGCGCCCAAGAGATGGCCAAACGGTTTGCTAAAACCATCGACCCTAAACTTATGGGCGACGGTGAGGACAATCCAGCTTTGGCCGCTGCACAGCAACAAATGCAGGCGATGGCTCAAGAAATGGAGCAAATGCACAAGATGATTCAAAATGTCAATCAGTCGGTTGAAGTGCAAGACATGCACCGCAAAGACTTTGAAGCGCAAGTTAAAGCCTACGATGCTGAGACTAAGCGGTTGGCGCAAGTGCAGGCGTCTATGTCTCCCGAGCAAATTCAAGACATTGTAATGGGCACCGTGCATGGCATGATTACCTCTGGTGATTTAGTGGGCGAGATGCCAGGCCGTGATATGAATATGGAACAAGGGATGCCGCAATGAAAGCCTGTGATTTTTTAGGTTTGTTGTTTCTTGCAAGAGATGTGGCGCACAGTGTTCACTTAAACACACGCAGCTTTTCTAAACACAAAGCATTGAACATTTTTTACGACCGCATTATTGATGCTGCTGATGATTTTGCTGAGTCTTACCAAGGCAGGCATGGTTTAATTGGCCCCATTACATTGCATTCGGCCAAAAAAACAACTAACATTATTGAATTCTTGGAAGATTCCTTGAAACAAATTGAAGATTCTCGGTATGAAGTCGTTGACCGGACTGATATGTCGTTGCAACAATTGATTGACAACATCATTGAAATTTATTTGCGTACTTTGTACAAACTTCGCTTTCTTGCATAAGGACCGTTATGGAACTTCTTAACCCACTGGCAGATGCCAATTTTCCTACCAAATCGGTTGCTTATACCGGTACTGCTGGCGTGACGGGTACTTGGTCTGCTGGCCCTCAAGGTGTTGTGGTTTGGTCTGATCAATCATGCTACGTTTTGGTAGGTGAAGGCGTAACAGCCACCACGGCCAGCACACCGGTTCCACCCTATACACCAATCCCATTTAAAGTGCCTCAAGGCACTGGCGGTCAATGGCGCGTAAGTGCTATTCAGGTGTCTACGGGCGGTACAATTTACTGCAAACCAATAAACATCCAATGAGTTACTTTGGCATCCCCATTCGAAATGGTGTTTCCATTGGACTTGGTGCCATTATTTCTTTTTTGTCAGGCTATGCTACTGCTGCGGTTCAAAATAATTTGTTAACTGAAAGCAGCGACAACCTTGTGCAAGAAGACGGTGGATTGATACTTTCATAAAAGGAACAGAAATGGCTGACGTAAAAATTTCCCAACTTCCAGCCGCAACCTTGCCGGTTGGGGGCACTGAGGTTCTCCCAATTGTGCAAAGCGGCACAACATCTCAAGTTACTATCAATGCTGCCACTGGCATAACCCGTCCATTCACATCGGGCGGTGTTGTCTACGCAAGCTCTACAAGTGCATTGGCTACGGGGTCTGCGCTTATTTTTGATGGTAGCAACCTAGGCTTGGGAGTTACTCCTAGTGCTTGGGTGGATGATAAAGCTATTCAAATAAATTATGGTGCTTTATCTAGCGGATATGAATATGGTGTTGCTTTATCAAGTTTGGCATATAGGTCATCATCCAATGTTTGGAAATATACAAATGGCCAACCTGCTACCCTATACAAAGGAGTAAATGGCAGTCACGTTTGGTTCAACGCCCCCTCTGGCACAGCAGGTAACGCCATTACCTTCACTCAGGCACTTACATTAAACACCAATGGTGCTTTGGTTCTTCAAGGAGGTGCAACATCAGCATCTGGTGTTGGTATAGCCTTTCCCGCAACTCAATCAGCATCATCAGACGCTAATACGCTGGACGATTATGAAGAAGGTACGTTTACTTGCACATTGACCGCCAGCACTAGCGGCACAATCACACTTAACGGCTCGTATGTGACAGGCAGATACACCAAAGTTGGCAGGCAAGTAACGGTGGGCGGTTTTTTGGTGGTTAGCTCAGTATCCGCACCAGTTGGTGTTTTGTATTTAAATGGATTGCCATTTACCAACGGTGCAAATGATTCAAACTTAATTGCTTCAACAGTTTATGCAACTGGTCTTGATGCAACAGCGGTAACAGCAATTCAAGCCAGAATTGGCCCAAGTGAATCACGAATTGAAATTGCACTTTATACCGCAGGGTCAATTTCTAACGCTGCATCTAAGGTTACGGCAAGCACTCAATTGACATTCATGGCAACGTATTTTGTTTAATTAACTTGGTTGGATTATCAAGTCGGACATTAACCTAAAGGAAAATCATGTCACTTACCAAAACCGCAACTGTTGACCAAATCACAGTAACCGAAAACGGTATTATTTTTTATCGTGAAGTTACACGCATCATGGAAGACGGCGAACAATTAAGCCAAAACTACCATCGTTCAAGCCTCACACCCGCACAAGACTTGACAGGCGTTCCAGCTAATGTCGTTGCAATTTGCAACACCGTATGGACACCTGAAGTAGTTGCGGCTTATCAAGCAGCAACTGAACCAGAATCTGCCGCATAATAACGGCACAAACTGTATCGGCCCAGTAGACCGAGACTCTAACGAGTACGCAAATGACTGAAGAAGTCCAAGCCCTAGCGGAAGTAGACTCCGCGCCAACCACGGATGTGACGGCCACACCTGAAGTTGTTGAAAGTACGCCGGAAGTAGTCGAGGCCAAATCATTCTCGCAAGAGGAACTTGATGCTGCCATCGGCAAACGCCTTGCAAGAGAGCAACGTAAGTGGGAAAGAGAACAAGCACAACGTCAGTCTGAACAACAGACGTTGAGGGCTGCGCCAGCCGCCACCGCTGATCAGTTTGAGTCAACTGAAGCCTATGCAGACGCATTGGCTTACCAGAAGGCAGAAGAACTAATCGCCAAGCGTGAAGCGGCAAAACACCAGTCGCAAGTTCTTGAGAGTTATCACGATCTGGAAGAAGAAGCGCGGGGAAAGTACGATGACTTTGAACAAGTCGCTTACAACCCCAAGTTACCAATCACCAATGTGATGGCAGAAACGATCCAGTCTTCGGACATTGGGCCTGAGTTAGCGTACTACCTCGGCTCTAATCCAAAAGAAGCAGATCGCATCTCACGCATGACGCCCTTAAGCCAGGCGAAGGAAATCGGACGGATTGAAGCCAAACTGGCAGCAGACCCTCCGGTAAAGAAAACAACATCTGCGCCAGCGCCGATTTCGCCAGTTACCGCCCGATCTTCTGGATCACCGGCACATGACACTACGGACCCACGGTCTATCAAGACCATGACGGCCTCGCAGTGGATTGAAGCCGAAAGGGTGCGACAGCGGAAGAAGTGGGAAACGCAGAACCGCTAAATCTTTTTAAAGGACTTTTGAAATGTCTAATAGTATCTTAACCATTGACATGATCACACGGAAAGCTCTCGAAATCCTCGAAAACAACCTTGTGATCACCCGCAACGTGAACCGCCAGTATGACGATTCTTTCGCTGTTGAAGGCGCAAAAATTGGATCCACACTGCGTATCCGTTTACCTGACCGCGCTTTGGTAACTGACGGTGCCGCCCTGCAAGTTCAGGACGACAACGAACAGTTCACCACTTTGACTGTCTCCACCCAAAAGCACATTGGTGTTAACTTCACATCTGCTGAATTGACCATGCAATTGGATGACTTTGCAGAACGTGTGCTAAAGCCTCGTATCAGCCAATTGGCTTCCAGCATTGATGCTGACGTTGCTAACTGCTTTAAAACTATCGGCAACTCCGTTGGCACTCCTGGCACTACACCTTCAACTTCTTTGGTCCTTTTGCAGGCCCAACAGAAGCTGAACGAAAACGCTGCTGTGATGAATCCACGTTACGCCACTGTCAACCCTGCCGCTAACGCTGGTTTGGTTGAAGGCATGAAAGGTTTGTTCAATCCTACCGACACTATCAGCAAGCAGTTTAAAAACGGCATGATGGGCACCGGCGTGTTGGGCTATGACGAGATCAACATGTCTCAGTCGATCAAACAGTTCACTACTGGTTCGCGTGACGCTACTGCATCTACCACGGTTGGCGCTACAGTGACTTCTGAAGGTTCTTCTACTGTAACCTTGTCTCAAGGTTCTGTAACTACTACCCTTAAGGCTGGTGATGTGTTTACCATTGCCGCTTGCTTTGCTGTGAACCCACAAACCCGTGAAACCACTGGTTCGTTGTTCCAATTTGTGGCTTTGGCTGACGCAACCGCCGTGTCCGGCACTTGGACTGTAACTGTGGCCCCTATGTACTCTGCTGCTCACGCACTGGCTACTATGACCGCTTTGCCAGTATCTAGCGCTGTTGTGACCTTCTTGGGCACTGCATCTACTGCCTATGCACAAAACTTGGTTTACCACAAGGACGCTATCACGTTTGCTACTGCTGACCTCTTGCTCCCACAAGGTGTTGACATGGCCGCACGTGCAGTTCACAACGGTATCAGCTTGCGCGTTGTTCGTCAGTACGACATCAACAACGATCGCTTGCCTTGCCGTATTGACGTTCTGTATGGCTTTAGCACCATTCGTCCACAGATGGCTTGCCGTCTCTGGGGTTAATCAATTCTTTT